CGCCCAAGCGGGCGGCGGATTTTAAGTCCGCTGCGTCTGCCGTTCCGCCACGCCCCCACCGTTGTTAGTTACCAGTCCGAACCCCATTCGGGTTCGATCGGTTCGTCCACGTCCGCTTGCGAGTATCCGGTCAGAATCTCCGGTCGGTACTTCGCAAGCTTCTCGTCTACGCACTCGTCGCACACGCGAACGAGCGGGATACCTTGCGCGTCATGTTCCCACCATGACTCGTCGCGCTTGCAGTTGTGGTGTCTGAGTTCGTCCCGGTCCTTCATTGTTATGCGATCCTTTCCTTGAAGTCCGCGAAGGCAACGTCCGGTCGGGTGTGATAGTGACCCCAGAACGCATTGCCCTCATCATCGATCGCCCACGTCACCCACGGATGGGGCGAGCCGTCATACCAAGCCATGACAACTCGGTAGCTCCGATCGGACGAAGCCGGAGCGATGCCGTAGACGTAGGCCCTGTTGCGAAGCTGCATCGACGCAGCCGCCTTCAATGCCTCGGTGGCTTCCGCGTTCCGCTTGTTAGCCTGCTCGATAGACAGCGCATCCTCGTGGGCGCGCTCACGCCGGTTGAGTTCACGGCGCGCGTCCTCAACGCGGGTCCAAAGAATGTGAATGTCGGTAGTCATGGTCTATCGCTCCTCGATTTCTTGAAGCCGAGTCTCGACTTCTTCGATGGTGTTATGTGTGGTCACTTCTTGGTGTCGGCGCTCAAAGCCAAACGGGTAATACACCCGCCACGTCTTCGAACTCGCGAAGTAACAGACGGAGGCTTCAACGCCTTCGTCCATCTCCACGAGCACGTGGGGCGTGCCGCGTTTCGACACGCAGAACTCACCGCCTAATAGTCGGGCGGCGGTTCGCACTCGTTCATCGATCGTATACGTCATCGATCCTCCCGGTCGATCCACTTCGCTCCGATGACACCGGGGAAGTATTCGTGCTTCCAATCGTCGCTGAACTCCAAGCACACCCGCCCGGTGGACGAGGGCTTGTGGGGCTCGACCACATACTTAACGGTGCAGGGTTCGCCTCGGAACGTTTCCGTGCGATCCCCCGCCTTCACCTCTTCTCCAGTCGTTTCGTATACAAGCTTCATTAGTTCACCTCGAATCCTTCGGCGCGCAGTCGGTCGCGAATCTCGCGCTTCTGCTCTCGCCATTCTTCAACCGCCGGGTCGCGCTCTGCGTCCGACATGAAACCGAATTCCCGATCGCGCCTAATGTCCTCGCAATCGAGCTCGACCTGCGCGACTTCGGTGGCATCGTAAACCGGATACATCTCGCAAAGGTCGTCCGGGGTCATGCACTCATACGTCTGAGTGCAGGGTCCGAACGCCTTGATGATTCGCTTCGCTTCTTCTTTCGTCATTGTTAGGTGTCTCCTAGTAGTCTTCGTGCCATTCGGGTTCGTCCACGCGGAACGTCCGCGTGTCCAGATTGAACGAGAGAATCAACTCGCCCCCGATCTCACGCTCGTCTGCGACGTGCAGAATCCGGTCAAGCTGGTTCATCGCGCGCTCGAACAAGAGGGCAAGCTCGGCGGTGCTAGTTCCTTCGAACCGATCGCACGCGCGGGCGTAGCCGATGCGAAGCCATCGCTTCGCTCGGTGCGCCTTCTCATCGATCCAGAAGTCACCATCGCCCTCGTCGCGCTCGTTCCGGTTGGCGATGCGCACCGCGCGGTTGATCCACTCCTCGACATGCTCGTCATCCACGGGCTTCATTCCTTCCTGTCCACCGGGCGCGATGAGCGAGAAGCCCTCGCACTCGTAGTGCATCCGAAACTCGCGGAAGTCTGCCGCGCAATGCTCTGAAGGATCGGTGTTAGTGTGGTGGCACGTCGCGTGGAAGAACTCTTCCCCACGCACGCGGAACATGGCACCGAGTGCCATTAGTTCAGCTTCGATGCCGCCATCGTCATTCGGGAAGTGCTCAAGCACATCATGCACCGCAGCCATCCCCTGCAACGGGTCGGCGTGCGGCATGTCAACGGGGCGGAACCCAAGGGTTCCATACTCTTCGTGTCGTTCGATCGTAAATCGTCGTTCAAGCTTCATGGGTGTATTCCCTGTGTTAGTTCATGCGGTATGCACGAACGATGGGATGCGCCCGAAGGCGCATCCGACGTTCGGACAGTCGCGTTAGTTGCGCTTGATCCAGAGGTAGCCATCGGAGTCGATGACCGTGCGGTAGCCGTTCTTCACGCGCTTGGCGCGCTCGACCGACTCGTCGTACCTCGACGCCTCGGAGTACCGATCGGACTCGCACCGAGTCCAGTCATACTCTTCGGGGTCGATCTCGTAGAACTCGATCTGCGTTCCGTTCTCGGATTGCCAATCGATGTAGTCGGCCGCTTCGTTCTCGACGACGCACTCCCGGCAACTAACGTCACCGTCCCACATGTGGAACGTGCGACGGTAGTAGTTATCGGTGTCGATGAGCTTGTCACACGAACCGCACCCGACGGTGTGGTCCGTCCAAGTAACGTAAGCGTTGGCGTGCTCCTCAAGAAGCTTCTGGAGAATCTCCAGAGTGTTAGGCCGGACCTTCACGCGGTTCCGTCGGCCCCATCCATAGTCCGAGTCCCAGGACTCCGACACATAGATGCCGCCCTCCGGCGCGCCGCCTTCGGTCCAGTCCTCGTACCAGCCGATGTAGTCGCCCTCCGACTCGGCGCGGGCGATGAGGTTCTCGATTCGCTTTTCAATCAATGCGTGCATGTTAGGTGTCTCCTAAATTCCTTTGCGGGATGCAAAGGTCGGAAGGCGCAGCGAGCTACGCCTTCCGACCTTCGCACCACAGCCTCCCCGATAGTCGATCGCTTTGCGTTCCCTTTGGTGTCGGGAAGTCTCGCGACCTTTAGTGCGTTTCGATCCTGCCCGACGTTCATCGGTTAACGGCACCGGTCGGCGCTTCGTCGATTGGCATTGCCGGGGACGGTGGGCGGCGAGGGTGTGAGTCCGTGCGATGCGGACAGGATCGAACCTCTACGGATGAGGCTAGGTGTGAAGTGCGACGCCCCTATCGGTGCGCGACGTGTCTGCAATGAAGGGCGACCCGCCCCGGTGGAGTTTCAAGGGTCGCGCGACATGTCATCGTGCATCGATAGGATGTGTGGTGTGCGATGCGGTGCGGCGATCGATCCCGTTCGGGAGATTGCAGCCAGCTATGGGCATCGCGTGGTGTGGTCCCGTTCGAAGGCGCGCGGTGCGCGTGGCGCGTGGCGCGCCGTTGTATGCGGCGCGAACCTTCGAACTAACAGCGACCGTCTTACCGACCGCCTAGCACCCTGCCCGCGTCGCGCGGGCTCGGTTCCGATAGCGCCCCGTATTCCGGGGGTCCGTGGTGTGTTGGGCCTTGCCAATCCCTCAACCGCCAACGTCATCTCGACGTAAGGCCATGAAGGTAGCATCGGTTGACCAGCTGCGCCGCCTTAGGCGTATAAAGGAAATAAGAAGGGGTGTGGCATAACAGCACCTCCGAATAACGCCCGAATTCGAGGGTTTAGAGGGGGTTTTGAGGGGTATTATTTGTTATGCGTAGGAGACGGGCTCTAGTTGCTGAATTCGAGGGTCTGGGGCATCCTTTCTAGTGCGCTGCACGGCGGTCGTGTAAGTGCTTGAATTTAAAGGAGAAATTACCAAATGAGCACCGATCCGACCCCTTCCGAGGCCCCTACGCCCACCCTTGACCGCGAGGGTCGCTGGCATGGGCTCCCGCCGTGGGCATGGCCCGGCTTGATTCGCACTAGCCCAGGAACAAACAAGTTCATCGATAAGGGTTGGAACGCCGACGCGCAGGACCGTTACCGTGGCGGTGTTGATGTTAGTTCATGGGTTCTGGAAATAGAGCAATGGATCGCGGAAGGAGGGAACGTCGGATGGTGTCCTCCGCCTAACATCCTCGTTCTCGACTTGGACAACGAGGAAGCAGTCGGATACGAGCGCAACCGCGCGCCGAAGCGCCGACCGTTCAACGCTCGCGGGCTCAAGGGCCATGCGTTCTATGCGTATGATCGCGACGTGCTCACGCTCTGGAACAAGAGCGTGTCCTTTGATGTGGGATCGGTCGAGCCCGCGAAGCTCGACGTTCGGGTCGCGACGAACCGCGACGGATCGATCGGGGGTGGTGGCATCGTCATCCCGCCGAGCAAGCGGACGGACAAGGCAGGCGGCGACTACAACTGGACCCGCAAGCTCCCCATGTCGATCGAGGACGTACCCGAGGTTCCCGAAGAGATTGCGTACATGCTCTCGGGGCTCTTCGCCGAAGGCGTGAAGAGCCGCAAGCCTAAGGGAAGTGTTAGTCGGCACGATCAGCTACGCAACGCGATCTATCTGTGGGTCCAGACCGAGAACGCCAACACGCCGGAGGTATCGAAAGAGAACGTTAGGCGGAAGGCGGAAGCGAAGGCTGCCGAGTTGTTCTCGGGGGACGCTGCGCGCGTCAAAGAAGAGGTGGCCGACCTTGACCGCTCCATCGATGGAGCGTGGGAGCTTGCCGCCGGTCGCATGTCGGGCGATTCGTCTACGTCCGATCTCGATATCGCGAAGACGTTCCTTCACTATCACGAGGATGCGTGGCGGTACGCGACTAACAGGGATCGTTGGTATTGGTGGAACGGTGTCCATTGGCACAACGCGGGGAGCAAGTTCGCGTTGCGGTCGGAGCTTCACACGTTCGCCGGTCACTACATTGACGCAGCGGCAGACGAGCAACCGGGTGAGAAGCGCGAAAGACTCATTGCCGTTGCTCGTAGGCTTAACATGTCATCGGGTGTCGATCAGGTCTACAAGGCGGTGCAGTCGATCGTCGCGGTGGACATGGACGTGTTCGATTCGCAGCTACACCTAACGACGTTCCCGGCATCCGAGGCGCACGATGTGCCTGCGGTGACGTTCAATGCGCTGACCGGCGAGGTGTACCCGCCTCGTGCAGAAGACTTCATCACGGCTATCGGCGCAGCACCCTTCATCGAGGGTGCGCAGTCGGACGAGGTGGATGCGTACCTCGACTCGATGTTTCCCGATGAAGAGGTTCGGGACTTCGCGTTGCAGGTGTTAGGGCAATCGATGCAAGGCGATCTCAGGCAGAACGAACACTTCGTCGTATTGGCGGGACCACCTGCTTCGGGTAAGTCAACGCTTCTGGAACTTGTAACTAAGGTGTTAGGTGATCGCGTAGTGGTTGGAGCCCGATCCGTCATCGATGGGGATGGGGAGGCGCAGACCAAGGACTTCTCGATCATCCATCTTCGTGGGAAGACGGTTGCCTACTTCGATGAAGCGCGGTCGGTCAAGTTCGGTGAGAACATGAAGCGGATAGTATCGGGGAACCAGATCGTTGCACATGTTAAGCGGCAGGATGACGAGGTGTTCGAATCGACGGCGCGGCCGTTCATTACGACTAACACGTTGCCTACCGTAAAGTTCGATGATGACGGGCTCAAGCGCCGCGCGATTCTGCTTTACGTCGGGGGCGAGCAAGCGTTCGAAGAGGGCGTCACGAACCCCGACGTAGATCGCGGGCTCAAGCAACGTTTGATGAATGACCCGCTCGCGCTCGCCGCGTTGCTGCAACGCATGGTCGCGGGGCTTGTCGAGGTAGACGCGAACGGCGGCTACTACGAGTTGCCTAAGACGGTGGAACGATGGGTGGACGAGTGGTTCGCTGACTCTGATCCGCTCAAGGCTTGGTTCGAGTCTGGACAGGTATTGCTTACGGGGGACGAGAACGATCGCCTAACATCTGCTTTCGAACACTATGGGCGGTGGGCTAAGTCGATGCCCGGTCGGGCACTCTCACCGAAGGCATTCGGGCAGGTGATGAAGCGTCGGGCGCTCCGGGTGGCTCGTCAGAAGGGGAAAACGGTTTACTACGGGATGAAGCTCGTGGGGGCGGACGGAGCGGCTGCGGCTCGTGCCTTCGAAAACAGCGACGATCATCCCAACTCGTTGAATTAGAAGGGGAAAGTACGCCTAACATGTATCAGGGGGTGCAGTAGGTAGCAGTAGACCAATTTAAGCTCTAGAAGAAATCTCTATAGGCTCGATATAGGTTACTGCTACCTACTGCACCCCCGCCTCGGGAGAGGCCACGGCGAGCACCGCCTAACGGTGCTATTTCCGCTGTAAGTACGAGGGTTTACAGCTGAGTAGGGGTTCGGCATACTCTGCTCGTGACGTTCAGACCGCCCCGGTTCGCCGGGTGAACCGTCACCGAGTGGTCATAGCTCGTAATTTCTCCGATGTTAGGCCCCGAGACTTGTCTCGGGGCCTTTCATTTGCAAGGGGCTCGATCTAAGGCATGTTCTGCGCCATCGGGCGCGAGCGGGGGTGTCGCGATCCTTGCCATTCGTTGTGGCACCCCCGCTCAATCCGACTAACACTGTTAGTTCATCGCGGGGCGGGGCTATTGAGAGCCCTCTCAACACCCCCCAGGTTGTCCCGCCCCGCGATGTTAAGGGGTTGGGGCATGGCAGCGAAGAAGAAGGCGGCGAAGAAGAAAGCCGCGAAGCGTAAGGCAGCACCGAAGAAGCGTGCGCCGCGCATTGCCGAGACACTTAGTGATGTTAAGGCAATGGAACGCGAAGCGATGGGGCGTCCCACCAAGTTCACGCCTGAGGTAGCCGAGGCTATCTGCTTCCGTCTGTCTATGGGTATGTCGCTATTTAAGGCGTGCTCCGATGATGACATGCCCCATCACGTTACTGTTAGGCGATGGGTGTTAGGTCAGGGTGGCATCCCCGCTTCGGAAGTCGAGAACTTTCGATCTAACTACGAGGCTGCTAGGCAGGCCCAGGCGGAAGCCCACTTCGAAGAGCTATACGAAGACGCGACTAACGTTTTGCCTGAGACGGGGCACGTTGGGGCGGGCAAGCTCAAGGCAGACGCGATCAAGTGGCGGCTCGCCCGGATGAACCGCGCCAAGTACGGAGACAAGGCCGATCTTAACATCGGTGGACAGGGCGACGCCCCGCCTGTCCAGACCGAGCAGGCAGTAGACCTAACATCGTTGACGCCGGAGGAACGCAAGGAACTCCAGCGCATCGCCCAACGAACCATCACAGGCAAGGAGTGAACTAACATGCACGCACGAACCTATTGGCCCATGCCCTTCGACACGCGCCCGCGACGAGAGCGTCGAGCTCGACCGTGGCAGACCTTAACTAACGAAGAACGTGGGGCGATCATCGAGCCCCAGCATTCGGTGGTGGAGAAGGCATCGCGGTTCATCGAGGAGCAGCGCCGCGAGCGCCGACGCCTTGCGCTCCGGAACAAGCGGCGCGTCCGTAAGGGGCTGCAACCGCTGTCGATGGATTACATCGTTGCCGAGCGAGCACGGCAGGCGGCGGTACGGAACTAACATGGAAACGCTAATCATCGACATGCGTGGTCGGGTGTGGGCTCCGGCGACCAACGGGCTTCGCGGTGATGCGGTGTTCAATTATGTTGGACTGACCCCGTGGCAGGTAATCGGAAAGGTGTTGAACTAACATGGTTGCGGCCACGGACATGCACGCTGCCATGATGCAGGCGAGCACCGCGTATCGCTTGCAGCATTCCAATGTGCGCATCGACGGCACCGTCGCGCTCGACTTCAACGCCTATCCATACATCCCCGCGCTGATCGACGAGCACGCCCCTCGCATAACAGTCCTCAAGGGCGCACAGATGGGCTTTACCATCGCGTGTATCATGCGAGCGCTTGAGGAAGCGAAGCAAGGGAACCTGCGCGGCGTTGGCTACATGTTCCCGACCGAAGGCGAGGTGTCCGACTTCGCGAAGGCCCGCTTCGGTCCCATGATGACTAACAACCATGAGCTATGGGGACGCTATGTCAAGGACACGGATAGTGCTGCACTCAAGCGCGTTGGTGATACGTTCCTCTACTTTCGTGGCGTCGGTCAGCGTGGAAGCGGGTCAACTAACAAGTCAACTAGTAGGCTCAAGTCCATTCCCCTCGATCGGCTCTATCTGGACGAACGAGACGAGATGGACGATGCCCGCGTCGATGCCGTCATGCACCGACTCGACGGCTCAAACGTGGACGGAGTGTTAGGCGGTGAAGTGTTCTGCCTCTCGACGCCCACGCTCCCCGGCTACGGCGTAGACCTCGACTACCGCACGAGCAATCAATCGGTATGGATGTGGCAATGCCGCAAGTGCAACCACTGGACATGCCTTGAACTAACATACCCTGACTGCATCGTGGAGCCCGGCCCCGATCGCGACCCCTACTACCAATGCGAGAAGTGCCACGAGGAACTGCACCGCGTGAAGGGCGAGTGGGTCGCGCGTAAGCAGGATGTACCCGATCATCTCGGCTTCTGGGTGAGCCAACTAGCATCGCCCACGAAGACCGCGCGCGACGTTATCCTCGCGGCTGAACAGGCGATCGAGACGGGACGCCGCCGCGAGTTCGAGAACCAAACGCTCGCCCGTGCATACGCAGACGTGGACGAGGAACTAACACGAGAGCAGTTGGAAGCGCTCGTGGACCCCGACGAACTCAAGCCGCTGCGCGAAGAGGGGCCGTGTGCGATGGGCGTCGATCCGGGCAAGCCTCATTGGTACGTCGTTCACAAGCGCATAACAGAGCGTGACTCTATCTGTCTCGATTGGGGTCGAGCCGATACGTACGAGGAACTCGATCGCATCGCGCGCAAGTACAACGTCGAGTCCGGCGTCATGGATCAAGGATACGACCCGAGTGCCGTTGCGAAGTTCGTCGAAGACCATGATGGCTGGTATGGCGCGCTCTACGTTGGGCGGAAGACCACCGATCCCGATTGGGACCACCGCAATCACGTTGTTAAGTTAGGTCGGACTCGCACGCTCGACGCCGCACACGCACGCATCATCAACAAGCGTGTTAGGTATCGCCAGAAGGACGAGGCGTGGGAGAAGTTCTTCGTTCCGCAGATGACGAACCTCAAGCGCGCGACCATCGAGAACGATAAGACCGGCGATCGTGAGGCTATGTGGATCGTTACGGGTGGACAGAAGAACGACCACCTTCGCCATGCGGACGCATACGCGAACATTGCGCTTGAACGCGCGCCTATTGCAAAAAGTGTTAGGCGTATGGAGCGCGACTATCGAGCTCAATCTAAGCAGCGCTCCCCGCGCCGCCGTTCATCCATGTCATTGTAGGAGGCACAACTAACATGACAGATTGGGAACAGTTCAGGATCGACTACACATGGGACAACGAGGGCACGCGGCGGCGTAAGCTGGAAGGCTTCATGCACGCGGTTCTCGATGAGAAGAAGACCCAAGCCAACGTCGCAGCAAAAACGGGGTATGCCCCGAAGAAGGCGATGAAGAAGGCGCGAAGAAAGAGGAACTAACATGGACTACGTGGACGAGACGGAAAAGCTTGCGCTCGCGCGGAAGCGCTTCGAAGAAGCAGTTGACCACACGGTCGAGGCGCATCAAGAGATGCACCGAGCCGAGCGCTTCTATGCGAACAGCGAGTGCGAAGGACAGTGGGAAGCGGACGATCTTCGCTACCTCCGCGATCAACTGCGCCCCGCGTTCTCGTTCAACATCATCAAGGGCAAGGTGGACACGTTCCTTGGGATGTATGCCGATGCGCAGCGTACTCCTGTTGTTAGTTCATCAGGTGCCGATGAGCTTCTCGCTGAAGTGCTGGACTTCGTGAAGGATCAGGTACTCCAAGAGGCGCGTTACGAACGCAAGGCTGCGCGGCAGTTGAAGACGGGCACTATCACGGGCGAGTGCGCGTTGCAGATCGAGGTGGAGCCCAGCACGGACGGGCAGGGTTGGATTAAAGTCAACCTGCACCGCATCATGCCGTTCGAACTTCATTGGGATGTTAGTTCGATCGAACCCGATCGGTCGGACGCCCGCTATGTCTTCTGGGATCGTTGGCTCTCGAAAGAAGAGTTCGCGCACATGTACCCCGACGACGCGGAAGAGTGGGGCGTACTCACGAAGAATAACATGGGATATGACGGGTTCAACGAGTCCAACTTCTCACATAGCGAAGTTGGCGGCGACTTCGGTATGGGGATGAACTTCGACTATCACGAAGACGACAGCAAGTTCGACCGGTACTACTACGATCGGAAGAAGCACAAGATCCGTGTTATTCGATACGAGTACAAGAAGTGGGTAGACGTCAATTATGCCACTGACCTAACAAGTGGTAAGCGTGTCGAGATTGACGAGGAGAGCTTGGAGCGTGTGAAGCTTGCTGTTGAGCTTGGCGCGCCCATGTCGATCGAGACGGTGAAGGAAGAGCGCACGTTAGTTTGTGACTTCGTGGGCGAGAAGATCCTTCGCGAGTATCCACAGGCGGGGCCGTTCAAGGGATTCTCGATCATCGATTACGTCTACGATATCGACGAGGAGACAGGCACTCCGTTCGGGCTCGTGCGCAATCTCTTCGATCCGCAGATGGAGCTTAACAAGTCCAAGTCCCTCGAAATCGAGTACATGGCGCAGAGCACGGGACCGGGCATCATCGCTGAGCAGGATCAACTAACAGACGAGGATCAGGCAAGCGAAGAGATGCGCCGCCCCGGTGGTGTCGTCTCTGTGAAGAAGGGCGCGCTCGCCGAAGGGCGCGTGAAAGAGAAGACGATGAGCCCCGCGTCTCCGATGATCGCGGCGCGTATGGAAAGCTCGGTCAACCTGCTGAACGAGATCAGCACGATTCCGAGTGCAGCCAACCTAACAGCAGCCGAGCACCAACAGGCAGGCGTTACGGTGGCGATCCGCTACCACAAGGCGAAGCAGGCTGTTAGCACTCCGTTCGCGCATCACGAGGATGCACAGAACTTGTTAGTTCAGAAGGTGTGCGAGGCAATCGTGAACGCGATGCCCGACGATCAGTTGCAAGCGATCCTTGGGAAGAACTCCAAGTATCAGGTTGGGCAGGGTATGGTACTGGAGATGGTGCCTTCGCCTAACGGTGATGGACAGATGGTGCCGAAGGCACGCGCCGAGTTGCGTGACTTGCGGACGATGAACTTCTCGTTGGACATGGAATATGTTAGTGAGAACAGCACGCTCCGGATGATCGAGCTCGAGATGCTCATGGCTATGGCGCAGGCTGGCGTGCCGATCGATCCGGAACTCATGGTGGAGCGTGGCCTAACATCTCGTGGCGAGCGTGAACAGGCGAAGGAGTACATCGAGCAGGCGCAGCGTTCGCAGGCCGAAGGAGCGCAGGCCGAACGCGCAGCGCTTGAACAGCAGAACCAGCAATACGCCATGATCGAAGGCATGAAGGCGCAGGAAGCCGCGCGGCACAACCAAGTGCAGGAAGTGTTGGCCGCGCGCAAGCAGCAGGATGAAACTAACATCAAGCTTCTGACCGTCTGGGAAAAGGCAGACGAAGCTGAGAAGAACATGTTGATTGAGCGTGTTAGGTTGCACGATCAGCGCATGGCAGCCGTTAACCAGGGAGGCACCGCGTAATGGCTAAGCGAAAGAACAGGAAGAAGGACGAGGAGTTAATCGAGGAGACGCCGCAGGGCGAAGTTGATGAGATCCTCGATGACTTGTTAGGTGAACCGGAACCCGATCCGGACGAAGCCGAAGAGGGCGAATCCCCGACCGACGAGTCGGTGCCTCCGTCGGCGGAAGGGGAGGCAGAGGGCGAGTTGGCAGCGGAGGGCAAAGCGTCCGACGCCGGGGAACAGCCGCCCTCTGCCGAACCAACTGAGGAAGCGCCTAACACCGAAGTCAAAGTTGAAGAGAACGAAGCAACCAAACGAGAGCAAGGGTTGCAGGCAGAGATCGCGAACCTTCGGAAGAAGATGCGTGAGATGGAGGCGCAGCGGAACTTGGAGGCGGCGCAGGCGCAAGCCCCTGCCGTCCCTCCGCAGGTTCCCGCGCCTCCGCCTCCGGGCCACACCACCGCGCCGCCGGTTGGTGGCCCTCCGCAGGTTGGACAGCCGGGAGCTACGCCTAACACGGAGCTTCCGCAGATCCCTGTGATGATGAGCCCCGATGGCTCGCAGGTGTATGTGGACCCGGAGGCGGTTCAGAAGCTCATCGATGATCGAGCTAACTCGATTCTCAACGAAGCGTTGCAGCCTCGTCCGGAGGATGTTAGTCGGCAGCAGGCTATCGCGGCAGCAGAGCAGTTCGCTTCAGCGAACGAGGCTAACCGTGAAGTCGTTGCCCGTGCGAATCAGGCGGAAGAGTTCATTGCGCTCAACCTCAAGACGTTGCTTGCTCAGGGATACCAGTTCCAGAACGCGCAGCAGATGGTAGACACGATGGAGGCGTTAGGCGTTGATAAGAACGTCGTCCAACACTTCCCTGAGTTGGAGGGCACGTTCGGCGAGTTCGTCGAGTCGATGACGAATCCGCAGCCGTTAGTGCGAACGCTCATGTACCGGGAACTAGCACGGCGTACCGCGCCTGCTGCTCCGGCTGCTCCGACGCCCCCGCCGCAGGGGAACCCGCCTAACACTCCGAATCCCACGCTCCCGCCGCCCCCGGCTGCGGCGTCTCCGCCCTCGATGGCGAAGGCGGGCGGCGATCGGACTCCGGGCAACTCGCCTAACATGCAGGAGTTTCAGGAGTTGGATCAGCGATTTCAGGCAGACGGCTTCTCCCTCTCGAATGAGGAGTTCGCGCGGCTCAAGCAGTTGGGAAAGCAACTCGATATCGAGGGCTACGTGGACATGAGTTGACGTGTCAAGAGGGTTGAGGCACTTTCTGTGCGTCGTCCGTGCAAACGGTGACTCGTGCTTGGGGACTCGCCGCCCCCGAAATAGCGGCGGCCTAGCATTGCTAGGCGGGGCGTTACGCGGATTCGCCCACCGCTCCCGTCGCCGGGGACAACGGGCGGGGCCTTCGGGCCGGGTCGAACTGTTAGGCATCACTTCCCATGCCGGTTGCTCGCGGACCTACCGCGTGGCCCCATTAGGGGGCAGGGCGTTTTGACCGCGACTCGCCCATCGCAACCTACACCTAACATGGGGAGTGCTAACAATGGCATTCACTGAATTCGGGTCTGGTTCGCCGCAGGCAGTCAAGCGGTGGGCCAGCCAGCTTATGCGGGAGTCCTTCGGGAAGATGGGGATTCGATCCCTCATCGGGAAGGGGCCTAACGCTTGTATTCAGATGCTCACGGATCTGGATAAGAACCCTGGCGATCAGATCAAGTACGATCTGTTAGTTCAGGATCGTAGCAACGGTGTGAACGGTGACGCCCGCCTCAAGGGTTTCGAAACCGCGCTTACCTACTACCAGGATACGCTTAACATCAACCAGAAGCGGCACGCTCATTCGTTCAAGCGCATGAGCCAGCAGCGGACGGTTCACGATCTTCGACGCGATGGACGTTATTCGCTGTCGGAGTGGTGGTCCTGGTTCATGGAAGCGGGCCTTTTCGCTCACCTCGCCGGTGTGACCGGTGATGGGAACGAGACGGTTTCGGGCGCGTTAGGTGGTGACACTGGCGATACCGACTTTGCTGGTAACGTCATCACCGCACCGGATGCTGCTCACCTCGAAGCGACGGGTAATGCTCTCGATATCAACGATATCGACACGATCGTGGCTATGGCGAAGGTGAACAACCCCCGGATCGCGCCGCTCAAGATCAATGGTCAGGAGCGGTACATCCTCTATCTGCATCCCTACTCGGCGCGGGCTCTCCGCATCGGTGCGGCTGCGGGTGAGTGGGCGGAGATTCATCAGCGGGCAAGCGAGGCCGGACCTAACAACCCGATCTATACGGGTGCGCTGGGTGTCTATAACCAGTGTATCCTTCGGGAGTCGGAGTTCGTGCCGTCGAACGGGGACCTTCGGAATAACATCCTGCTCGGTCAGGGTGCCGGAACGATCGCGTTCGGTAACGCTTGGGACAGTGGGTCGAACAACGGTGGCTCTCCCTTCAACTGGAAGGAAGAGGAAGAGGACTACGGCAACGAGAAGGGAGTCGCGGGTGTCTCGTGTCTCGGCTTCAAGGGTACGCAGTTCAACTCGCGGGCGTTTGGTCGCATCGTCCTTCGAACCACGGACCCCGCGCCGTGATAACCGGTTGGTAGGTATTACCTAACAACTAACAAGGAGAAAGAACAATGGCAATCATTGTTACTCCCGCAACGCCTCATATCGAACGGCCCTTCGGTTGGAAGACGTATGAGGTGGAAGATCAGAACCTTACCGGTTCGGGCGTGGACGACACGATCGTTACGCTTCCGGCTGGTACGGTCATTCTCGATGCTGCGTTAGTTACCACTCGTGCTTCGGCTGGTGATGGTGGTGCGCAGGTCACGATCGAGGTGGGTGCGACGGGCGCGGGTGATACCGCGCTTCTCACGGGTGGAGCGGATAACCTGGGTACGATCGGTACGACGGAAAATACCGTTACCGAAGGCAACCTGACGACTATCAATGCTGTTAGTCTGGGTGGGTCGG